GCTAGGTGTTGCGTTTTCCAGTAGAAATCCCTAGCGCAGAGCATAGGCGTATAGCGACGAGGTGCAGAAGAAGTATAATAAACTGAACTATATAGTCTAAATATATGGCAAGAAGTGATTCATTTTTCCTAAGACAGACATTAAACGCAGAAAATACAGGAGTCTATCAACAGACTCCACTAGACCTTGGTGCATATGTTGATGCCCTAGGTAAGTCCGTTCTACGGATCCATAACATTGCTGTCTCATACACAGAAGCAGACGGCACCACTGTAACACTTGGAGCAAACGATGGTGGAGCAGCACAATTCCAACTCTTGACTCAAAGTCAAACTGGTATGGTCTTACCATCCAATAGAGCTATTGTTTCAACTGGTACACTAATCGCAGACAACAATGCTGCTGCTGCTGGACCTCCTCAATATGTATCCCACGATCTAGATGTAGCCCCCCAACATTGGACTCAAGGATACCTGGTCGCAGTGGACAGCATGTTCCTAGGTGGCCGTGCTGATTCTGCCTTTACCACTGATGTCTACATTAGCGTAACCATGGAATGCACAGTTGAGACAATGACTCAAGCAGCTGCTATGGCTCTTTCATTATCTCAGCAAGGCGCTTGAGGTGATTTAAATCGCTTCTAAGCAACAAATTGCTAATCTCCTGGTAACGATAGCAGACACACTCCTGGAAGTACCCTCCAGAGCAATTGGTGTTGACCCTGCCATAGTTCAAGGATTTGTCCAGGGCACAACAACTGGGGCAGTCGATGCAGCAAAGGCACCCAAAGGCAAGAAAACCACTGCATATCAAAGAGCATACAAAAGGTCTTTCAAAAGAGTTGCTCCAAAGTTCAAGAAGCGAAATGGTGAGTGGAAGAAAGGCGGATTCAAGCAAGCCGTAAAGATGGCGCACAAGGAGGCGAAGAAATGAAGCGCACAGGTCGAAGATTGACCCTCTCTAATGATATTAATTCGGTTGCCCCTCCCAAAAGTATAGCGGGTAATGATTTTAGATTAACCACTATCTTTGAAGATGATCGTGAAAACTATGGGTGGAAGATTGTAGATATCAAACAATTGAACCCAATTAGTAACACATACAAAGATTCAGGTAATTGGTCTTTGATGTCTATTAGGCCGGATTCGTTTGTTGACGCAACAGTATTCGGAAATTGGGGAGTTCTTCGCCAACCTTGGGATAATTCTTTGATTGGTAATTTTGATATTAGAGTAGCTACAAATTATTCATTGAGGACAGAGCATGTCGCAACTAATCATTTGAGTTTGTTTTACAATGATGGAGAATTACCATTTTACAACATTACTCTTGAGGAATATGAAATCAGTTCTACTGAAGAGATCATGTTCAAGATTAAAGAGACCTCTCAAAGTTTAGGAGAGATTGGACAATGATGCGAGATACTGAAGCATTGTTAACCGAGATACTCAAGCTTCTAAAACGACTAGAAAAGTTGATGAAGAAATGACCATTCCTTTAGCTCCAGTTGACCAGGAACAAAACGAACGGATCGTTTGGTGTGAAAGACTGCTATATCTTATCGTGCTGCTTCAATTTCCTCAACTCGCATCATTAATGATGTAAGTAGATCAGTAGTTAGTACATTACGAGCATGTAACATGCCCAACAATTGAGTAGTTGGTATCGAAGTATAGTCAAACTCCTGGTTAAGTTTCTCATTTATTGCATGAACAACCCACTTTGAACGGGATGATGTATATGCTAACTCCTGGTCAAGCCGTCTCTTCAAGCTAGTTGGCACCGCAATGGACAAAGGAACGCTTGGATCAGTGGATCTAGGGCGACTCACACTTTCACATCCTGGTAAATATCATCAGTGTTAATATTTTCATGAGTTAATTTCGACCTAACTCCGTTGTCAAGTTTGTAGGTATATGTCCAGCATAGTTCGCAATCCATACAAACATGATGAAAAACTATGCTACCCATATAAATTGAATGTGAAACTTCCTCTGTGTTGTAATGTTTACAGTCATTAACTACGCAAATATCGCATTTTCCGTTATTTAATTCGCTTTCATGCCATCCATCGCTACCGCACCATTCACAAGATTGTTCGAATTCATCATCAGACATATCATCGCCTCCTGCAACTAGCACATTCTAGCGTGATCCAATAGTTTCCATCACAAGATTTCTTGTAATGACCTGGTCTTTTGTATTCTAAACATCTTTGTAGGCCCAAACAGGTGTTACATTGTGTACACATAACACCCCTAGATGGCGTTTCCTTATAGTTTCATTGGTAATGAATGTAGAATAGATCTATTTTTACCGCTAGGTGTTGCGTTTTCCAGTAGAAATCCCTAGCGCAGAGCATAGGCGTATAGCGACGAGGTGCAGAAGAAGTATAATAAACTGAACTATATAGTC